TATGAAGCAAGCACTATGCAGTTGAGTAGTGTTGTCGTCTATGTGTGTAGTTGTCTCTGTCTGTGTATGTGAGGAGTAGTGTGGCCTAGTTTATAGAACTAGAACCATCATCTGTGGGAATGATCTTTGTAACCTTAAGAGTACCGAGCAAGTGATCTAATTCAGCCTGTAATTCAGCATCTGTCTTCCTACCTGTAACGTCTTCTATCTTTGTAGTTGTTTGGTAACCTGTTCTATCAAGCAGGGAGTTAATTGCACCAAGTTGAACTGATGGAGTAGTTTTGTCGTTCTCAATTAGTTTCTTTAATTTCTCTACAGCTAAAGGCACAGCAGAGCCAAGCAGTTTCTTAGTTGCTGTCTCTATTTGTATTGAGAGTTTATTCTTTAACTCATATCCTTGCTGTTCAGCTGTCTTTTCAGAGTACCCAGACTTGATCGCTGATTGAGTAGCGTTACCTGTCTGGCTAAAGTATTCAATGAACAATTTTTGTTTATCTGTAAGGCTTTGCGACATATTTGCAACATTATAGACTAAAGTTTTTTATTTGACAATATATTATTTATTATGATAAAACTTAACCCATGTTAACTAAAACAAAGGATAATAGAATGACTACATATAATGTAAAATCAGACCCTATTACATCAATCAAAGAGTATAAAATTGATGAGAATGGTAAAAGGGTCTTAAGTAAGTCAAGTGATGTTTATGTGAGATGTCCAAACGGTAACACCATTAAAACTTATGTAGGTAATGAGCCAAGCCTCAAAGATGCTCAAGATTATTGCGGTGGTTGGGTTCAAGGTCTTGAATTGAATAACGGAGATTATATGTTATTTGATGAAGAAGGACTTTTAAAAAATCTAACTCTCAATGTTTCAGCTACTAAATATGTAAAAGAGAATTGTGCTTTGGCTCATCAGATTGTTGGCAATGCAATTGTCATTAAAGCTGATGCACGAAGGGAGTGGTAATGGCTGAACTAGAAATAATGCACAAAAAACCTTTATCACTTAAATTAGCAATTGATAATGGAGAAAAGGAGGGGTTTAAAAACCCTTTCTATTCTTTTTCTAATATTGCTTATTATGAGTTTTTAGGAATAAACCCTAATAAAATAAAATACAATCAATGGATTAGGTTTGTTTTTCTTAAAGGTAATCAATCTTCTTTAACTACTCAAGTGGGGAATATTAGTAATTATAAACAGGTTCAAGCCAATCTGTTTCAAAAAATCAAAGGAGGTAAATAATGTATAATATAATTTTATATGTTGGGGTTTCATTAATGTTAATAGGATTTTTCCTATTTATGTGGTGTGAGGTGCGTGGTTCTCAAATAGATAGGGAACTGTTTAGAAATAAGCAATTAATGAAAAGTTTTTTGCGTAACAAAGAAATGGAAAGAAAAAAATGGTAAAAATGAAAATCAAAGGCATTTGGTACACAGGTCAATCTGTGTACGAGTGTCTATGTAAAGCAGTAAGACAACCCATTGATATTCAATCTAGAATGGTTGATGTTCAAAAACTAATACAGAGGAGATCGCATGAATTGGGCAGGAACTAATCTTCTTATATTATTAACAGGTTTCGCCATGATGTTTTTAGCAATAGACCTAGCATTTCATGTAGATGGAGTGTTAGGCCTGTTTATTGGAATTGGTGGACTTGTTATATTTTTAGGATCAATCAGAAACATGGAGAAATAATGACACAACTAACAGATGAGCATTTTGAACTACATGATAAAAATAAGGCTAAAATGTATGAAGATAAAAAAAAGAAAAAAATAGAAGATGATATATGGGAAATAGAAAATCAATATCCTTATTTACATTTTGACAGAGATAGACATAAATTTAATAAAGCAGATGTATATGAATTAAATAAATTATACAGTAAATTAAGAAAAATAAAAGAAAAGAACAAAGAAGATAAGTTAGTTAAGACTTGGCAAGACGAAATAGCAATGAAAAAAGGGGAAGGTAAATAATGAACAAATAGAGAGGATTAAAATTGTGGTGTTTAAGGTATGTGTATCTGCAGATTATCATATATATTAACTTAATGAAATAGGAAATTGCCCCAACTATTCGCCATTAAAAAGCAACAAGCACAAGCAAACAAATAGAGAGGATAATATGAACGGATCAATCGTATGGAAAATAAATTGTGCAAGTAAACATGGAGTAGACACAATATTAGTTAGAGGAGATGTTGAGCCAACAGAAGAACAATTAGATAAAATCTACAAAAAAATGCTAGTAGATTTTGATATTGATAAAAATGATGACCGTTGTTATGTAGAATTAGCGGGGTGGATAGGTATTAAAAATATACCATTTACCGAAGACTATATTGAGCAACAAGCAAACAAATAGAGAGGACACAAGATGAAATATAATTATACATATGAAGAATATTCACAAGATACTAGAAGCTACACAGTTGAAAGTGATGTTAAATTAACAACAGAAGAAATACAAGATATGGCTTTAAGTTGTGATATGGTTGAGGGTGCAACTTATAAAGATAAAAATAGTACGGCTACATTTAAAGGAACTGAATTTGGAGACGATAGCCAAACAGAATTTGGTGGCGATGAAACAAAAGAAATAGACTATGAGAAGTAGAAAAAACACAAGCAAACAAATAGAGAGGAGGTAAATATGTACTTAATAATATCAAAATTGTATTTTAAAAGTTTGGAAGATAGTTATGATGTAAAAGCACAGGACAAAGATGAAGCAAAAGCAATTAAAAAACTGCAAGCATTAATAACATTAAATACTGAAGCAGATAGAACATTTCATATAGTAAAAATAGTTAATTAACACATTAGGGGAGATCACGTTCAAATTCGTGATCTTCCTTTAATTTATCATATTTCTTTTTCAATCTTTTATATTTATCTTCTAACAAATAATATTTAGCTTTAATGCTATTCTTTACCTTAATTGATGTAGCTTTAGATTTTTTCATTTTTTCCATAAGCAATCTTGTTTCAAGTAATAAATTCTTACCTACCTTGTCTGTGATATTTTTTGAAATTTCGTTTTTTTGATTTGTTAAGTGATTTGGTATGTACACGTGGCCTCTTTCTATGTTTATCTCTTGGTATATAAGTGCTAAAGTTCTGTTTTGCCATTGTTATTATTTATCATAGATAACGTATCTTTCAATAATTTTGTTTGAGTTCCCCATTTTTCTGTAAATGTTTTAGGACTATAATGATAGGCCTCGACACCTTGCCTGTGATGTCTAGGACACAAAGGTATAACTTCAAAGCTACTAGCTTTTTTGCCCATACCTGTAAGATTTTTTATATGATGTAGTTCACATGGACTATCAGGAAAACCCATTTTGTTACAAATTAAACAACCAAGACCTGCAACTTTAGACATATGTTCTTTTTCAATTTTTGTACGTGCCATAATCATATTCTTTTTTATAAAACTTTCTTGTGCTTAAAAATTTCATTTTTTTAATGTTTTTTGTAGGTATAATCATTTGATCCCCTATATCATTTCCTGTGAACGACATACAGAAGGTGTGATAATTTTTATTAAAAGTTATAAGATAACCTTCTGTAAAACACATAGCAGGCTGATCTTTAATGGCCTCACGTCTGTCTTTCCATTCACAACCACTTGTAGCATCTTCCCACCAACATTCATAACGATCATATTCATATAAGACTAAATCTTTAATTTTTTTCTTTTTAGCCACGTTTAACCCCATATGCTTTTGCTTCTCGCATTTGATTTATCATTTTTGTTTTCCATGTTTCAAAATTAATTTCTATCATTTTCTTTTCCCAATTCCATTTGCTTTCTTCGCCAACAGCAATAGCTAATTCGTTTATATGAGTTTGATACCTTTCATCTGCTCTTGCTTCACGTTCTTGTGCAACAGCACTATCTAACTTACCTGTATTAGAATTTATCATTTTTTGTTTCATCAACACAGCTAATAATATTTTACGACCATGCTGTAATCTTTCTAAATTTTGTTTTGCTTTTGCATGGTTCATTCCCACTTCTCTTAATTTGTGCATATGTTGTTCTGTTATTTCTTCACTCATATTTTTAACCCCCTGTTGTATGATTTAGCCCTAGCAATGTTTATATGTTGTATGTAACCCATTGTTTCTTTACTTGTTGATAACGGAAATACTTTTTTACTATGAGGAAAGTGTCCAAACTTATGTTTAAAAGTATGACTAGCCCAACCTTCTTTAAAACCTTTTTGTTTACAGTAGTATAAAAGTTCAGCATAAAATTTTTGTTTATCATCTACATTTGGCTTCATTTTAGGTAATTCAATTAATCTACCTTGTTGAATTAAAATAGCTTGTTCTTTTTTAGTTGGTACAAAACTACAATTAGGACATTCTGGTTCATCTCTTGTAGGTTTATAAACTGTATCACACACTACACACGTAAATGGTTGTTTTTCAATAGGTTCAATTTTTTTCTTATCTTTATCTTTTGTTTTAGAATATGTTAATTCCCAATCAGGTACATCCTCTGGAAAACCATGCTCATACACACAGCCAGAATGATCTATAATCAATGTGTCTTTTTTATTTTCAGCAGGTCTTAATGCTCTACCTACCATTTGTAAATACATAGAATAAGATTTAGTAGGCCTTGCTATAATAACACATGAAATTTTTGGTTTATCCCAACCTTCTGTCAATACCATGCAATTAGATATAACTTTTATTTTATTATCATCTAAATCTTGCAATACTTTTTCTCTATCAATTTCCTTCATCTCTCCGTCTATATGACCAGCAGGTATTCCATTTTGATTAAAAATATTAGCAATGTATTTAGAATGTTTAATTGATGAGCCAAACACAACAGTAGGCCTGTTCTCTCCATGTTTAATCCAATGAGTAACTATATCTCCTACAAGTTTTGGAGTATTCATTCTTTTGTCTAATTCTTTTTTTTCATAATCTCCTGCCATAATTCTAATGTTTTGTAAGTCAGGAATTGAAGGTGCAACAATTCTATTAGGTACTAAATAACCTTTGGCAGTTAATTCTTTAATACTTCCACAATTAATAAGTTCTTCATAAATATTACCAAGACCTCTGCCATCATTTCTACATGGTGTAGCAGTTAAACCTATAATCCAAGCATCAGGATAAGCATTAATTAAATCTTGAAATGATTTAGATGTGCTTCTATGGGCTTCATCTATTATAATTAAATCTGCTGATGGTTTAATAAAATCATCATTATCTTTTCTAGCTGAAAAAGTTTGTACACTTGCAACTTGTACATCTGCATAAACACTACCACTTTTACCCGCCATGATAACGCCATGTTTAATTTCAAATTCTGCAAGTTTTCTGCTACATTGCATTACAAGTTCACGTCTATGTGCTACAAACATTCCAAAATTATTATTTTTTACTAAAGCCTCTATCATAGATGAGGCAATAACAGTTTTACCACTACCTGTTGGGGCAACTAATAAAATTTTCTTTTTACCTTCTCTAAAATGCTGTCTAATATCTTCAATTGCTTTTTTTTGATAATCTCTTAATAGATTCATTTTTTTTCCTTTGGTAAATAAACATCTACATGGCTTTTACATTTTGGACATGATAAATTTGTTACCATTTGGTAATTATCATCTTCTTCTTCAATATCATGGTCGCCACCCCATATTAATTCTGTTCCGCAATGCCAACACTTCATTAATACCTTCTCCATATATCGTTTAATTGAAACATAACTTCATTTTCATTTTCTGGAGGTACACATGATCGTGCAAACTCAATAGCTTCATTTTTTGCATAATCAAAAGTTTCTCCTCGTTTTTTAATAGCAACTAAAATTTTAATTAATTGTGCATGACGTGTTCCTGCGTTCATTCCATATCTTAAAGTTCCTGTATATTTACCTTTATAAGTTGATGGAGTGTAATCCATTTTAATAACTTTTTTTTCAGGTCTTTGTAATTCTAAACCTTCTTTAATTTCTTTCATTGTGTAAGGGTCTTGTGTAGTGCATTTTATAATTCTTACAGCATAAGGTTGTTTTTTATGATGGAAAAAACCTGCAACTCTCATAATTCTAGGTAAATCTTTTACAACAGGGTCAGAATTAAATTTTACAGCTAATGCTTGCTGATACAATGTAAAACTTTCTAAAGGCATATCTTTTACTAACCAGTAACAATGGTATTTATTAGGCGAAGTATTAACAGTTATATTAGGTGGAATATTAAAATTTTCAGGTAACGGACTGCCATCTAAATCTATAAATACAGACCTTATACTTTCAATGTGTTTAGTGGTTCTTCCAACACCATTAGTTCTATTAACTGTAAAATATACACCAGCACCTTTACTGTTAAGTTGAGCTAAT